TTACCGCTGTTAATACTGCAAAAAATATTGGAAAACTGTCTGGGGCAAGTTTAAGAAATGAAGCAATTAATGTTTTAAGTAGCCCAGCAGCAATTAGAGGTATTGTAGGTAGTGTTGGCGGAATAGTAGGACTAGTACTGCCTAAAAATTCTGGGAACATCGACAATACTCCAGCTACACAACGATCAATAGTACCACCCCCCGAAGACCTTGGACAATTTTTATAATGCCTAGTTTACCAATAGCCCAAAGACAAGACAGTGCAGCAGGCACTAAATTATTTTTCGATCAGTACGGTCAACAGCCCTTAGAATTTTCATCAAATGAAGTATCTGCTTCAATTGCATTTTTTAAGAGCAGAGGATTCGACGATGATGCCGCTACACTAACTGCACAGGTACTATTGAAGCAGGCAAAAATCGACGGTGCTCCTGTTTTTAAAATCTTAGATACATTAAAAACTTTTAACGGAGTACAAATTAGTGCTATTGTTGCTGAAATATTAAACAACAATAGGTCAGCCACTAGTTCGTTAGGTTATCGAACTGATATTCTTGAAAAATTAAATCAAACTAGAAATATTTTTGCATAATGGCTAAATTTGCGCAAGGACGTTTTGAAATTAAAAACGTTGATAAGTATGTGGGCAAAAAACAACCACTAGCTCGTAGTAGCTGGGAATTTGTTTTTATGCGGATGCTGGATGAACACCAAGGTGTGCAAAGCTGGGCTAGTGAAAGTATACAGATTCCCTACAGAGATCCTCTAACAGGAAAATATACGATATATGTTCCTGATTTTTTCATTGTCTACGTAGACAAGAACGGTAAGAAACACGCAGAAGTAATCGAAGTAAAACCTTTAAGTCAAACACGTTTAGAAAATGTGGGTAAAAGTCAATACAATCAACAGCAATATGTTAAGAACATGGCAAAATGGGAAGCTGCACAGGCTTGGTGTAAACAGCAAGGAATTAGATTCAGGATTGTAAACGAAGGTGATATTTTTCACCAAGGCTCAAAACGGAAATAAGTATAGTATGACTAAAAAATTAGAAGAACTATTTAATTTGGAAGAATCAAAGCCTGCAAAGGAAGAAGCTATTCCGGAAGTAAAAGGTGATCATGCTGAAGTACGCAGTCTAGACGACAGCTATAAAGCAGTTGCTGAAATTACTCGCAGCTTACCTCAGATAAAAGAACTTGACGAACTTAATGATCACGAGTTAGATAACCTGGCATCAAAAGCTGAACAAGCCTACGACGATCTAATGGACTTAGGAATGAATGTAGAAGTACGCTACAGCGGACGAATTTTTGAAGTTGCAGGGACTATGCTTGGCCACGCAATTACTGCTAAATCTAATAAAATTGAGAAAAAGCTCAAAGCTATTGACATGCAAATGAAGAAATATAAGATCGATAAAGACAACAACGAAGATCCAAATGATGTTATCAACGGGCAGGGTTATGTTATTACTGACCGCAACGAGCTCATTAAAAAATTAGGCGGAAAAGCATAAATACTACTATGAAAACTTTCAAAGAATATCTTGCAGAGGGCAAAAAATCATACAGCTTTAAGATTAAAGTTGCAGGTGATTTGCCTGAAGATTTCCAATCAAACTTAAAAACATCTCTAGAAAGATGTAAAGTTATGAAAATGGAAAAAATTAGCACAACCCCAATCCAAGCAGTGCCTATGGATTTTCCAACTATGAAAAACTGTGAAGTTCACGTTTTTGAAGTTGCGTGTGAATATCCTATTACAGGTCCTGAGATCAGTAGTGATATCAAGAGCATGGGCCTAGACGAAGCTTGTTTTAGAGTAAGAGGAAGCAATGAATCTTCTGAAACTGATCAAGGCGAAACAGAAATTTTAAATACTGATGGGCTATTAACAGACAGTCAGTACAAAGAAGCAACTAATGTCAAGCACAAAGATTTCTTTGGCGATGACTTTAACAAGAGCTTTTTGAAAGATTTAAGTAAGGTTGCTAAACAACAAAAGAAAGACAACGGTCAGTCAGAGTATAAACTGCCTAAGGCCAAAACTGATAAGACAGGCGTAAAAAGCGCCTTAGGGAGTTAATATGAATTTCAATGAATTAATGCAAAGAATGCGCGAGCTTGACCAACCAGTTGGTGAAGCAGCAGTAGAAGAATGTGGTGGTATGATGAGTGGTATGCCTCCGGTATCTCCACAAATTCCTTCAAAGCCAGATACACCTCCTCCTAGTATGAGTGTAAATCTTAATGCACAAGGTATGGATGACATTGCTGAATTAATGAAGTTAATGACTAAAGTTAATCCGGATATGATCAATCAGCCAGCTCCTATGAGTATGCCTCCTATTAGTGCTGAGCCAAGTATCATGAGTATCAAACCACCAATGCCAGGTATCGGCGATCTAGGAAACCTAGATGCAGGTCCGTTAAAAATGTTGCCAGATCTAGATAAGGACGAACCACACAGTGAGCCCGATGCAGACAACATGGGTGGTCCTAGCGACAATGATGCTGATAATATGCCTCCTATGGGCGATTTAGACAGCGACGATAAAGGTGTTGATGCTATTCAAAAGTCTATGGGCGATCGAGATGGCGACGGTGATCATGACATGGATGATCATGACATGGAAAAAGATGACGACAAAGAAGACAGCAAGAAAGACAAAGAAGAAGCATTTAGTAATGCTCCTATTGGTGCTTCTGGTCAAGAATATCACAGCATTGACGCTGCTATTCCAGACGGTGATGATCTTAATAAGCCCAAGAAAAGTTTTAGCGGCAAACCATACCGCGGGGATAATCCAATGTCTGCAGGCGCTTACGAAAGCAAAGAAGAACTACGTGCAAGTATCAAAGAAGAACTACGTGCCCGTTTAGCAGAAGCCAAGTTTGATCCACTAAAGCATGTTAAGAATCCTACCAAAGGTGAAAAAGAAGCTGCTAAAGATGTTAAGCGTGGCAGCTATGCTGACCGTGCTGCAATGTTAAAATCAGCAGAAGCTGATGGTCGTTTAAAAGACTAATCAGTATTTGAGCAATACCAAAAAGCATCCTTCGGGGTGCTTTTTTTATGTAAATAACAGTATGGCAAAATCACTAGACGGTAATTTAATTAAAAAGGCACATGCCCCTCAACGATATACGTTAGAGGAAGTCAAGCATCTTGAAGCCTGCATGGATCCTATTACAGGACCGTTATACTTTGCTAAAAACTTTTTAAAGATTCAACATCCCACAAGGGGATCGATTCCGTTTCAACCTTACGAATATCAAGAAAGACTAATTGACGCTTATCACAACAACAAGCAGTGTATTGCTATGTTGCCACGCCAGATGGGTAAAACAACCTGCGCTTGCGCCTACTTATTATGGTACACAATGTTTGTACCAGAAGCACAAGTTCTAATTGCTGCTCACAAATATGAAGGTGCGCAGGATATTATGAATCGTTATAGATTTGGCTACGAAAACCTACCAGACTTCATTCGTGCCGGAGTTTACTCATATAATAGAAATACCATTGAATACGATAACGGTGCCCGTATACAGGCAGTAACTACTACAGAAAATACCGGTCGTGGTAAATCTCTTTCATTGATCTATTGCGACGAGTTTGCATTTGTGCAACCACCCGAGAAAGCCAAGGAATTCTGGACTGCACTATCGCCAACACTATCAACAGGCGGTAAGTGTATTATTACATCAACACCAAACTCAGACGAAGATCAGTTTGCGCTTATCTGGACCGAAGCCAATAAAAAGTTTGACGAACACGGAAATGAACAGAAATTAGGAACTAATGGATTTCATAGTTTCTTTGCACATTGGGCAGAACATCCAGATCGTGATGAGAAGTGGGCACAAACAGAACGTGCTAAAATTGGAGAAGAACGTTTCCGCCGAGAGTTTGATTGCGAGTTCTTGATTTTTGACGAAACTCTAATTAACGCAGTACGTCTTGCAGAAATGAAAGGAGTTGATCCTATCATGACTATGGGGCAAACACGCTTTTATAAAGATATTGACCCAAGAGCTACATACCTAGTTTCTTTAGATCCATCGCTAGGCACTGGCGGCGACTACGGTGCAATACAAGTTTTTGAAATGCCCAGCATGGAACAGGTAGCAGAATGGCGACATAACCTAACTCCTATTCAAGCACAGGTTAAACACCTTAGAGAAATTTGCAAGTACATTCAAGACCGAGGACAGGAAAAGGGCAGTATTCCGCAACTCTATTACAGTGTTGAAAACAATACACTAGGTGAGGCAGCTCTAATTGTTATTAATAATCTAGGTGAAGAGAATTTTCCAGGTTTATTCCTTTCTGAGCCAATTCGTAAGGGTCATGTACGTAAATTCAGAAAAGGTTTTAATACAACACACAAGACAAAAATCACTGCTTGTAGCCAGGTTAAACACATGTTAGAGACAGGAAAAATGAAGATTTATTCAAAACCTTTAATATCCGAGCTTAAAACGTTTGTGGCTCACGGAGTTGGATTTGGAGCTAAAACAGGCGAACATGACGACCTAGTAAGTGCAATGCTATTAGTAATACGCATGGCAGGCGTATTATCAGACTGGGATCCTAAGATCTACGAAAAGATGACAGAAAAATTAAGCGAAGACCAAATGCCCATGCCGATATTTGTGTCTAGCGGTTTTTGATAAATATAACTATGGACGCAACAAACAATATAGCCACCGATTTATTCTATAAAATTAGAAGTCGCTTCAAGGGCCTAAAATTAGGCGATAGTGGCGGCGCTATTACTATCAACCCCGAAGATGCCCGCTTCTTTGACTTTGATTACATGGAAGGCGAAACAGCCATCGGGCATGTTAGCATTAGCCTAGCAGAACAGAATTCATTGAAAGTATATTTCTCTACGGGAATTACAGAATCAATGGACGGCAACCAAAAAACAAATTGGTACGGATTTTTAAAAGAATTACGCACATTTGCCAAGCGTAGACTAATGGCTTTTGATACTAGGGATATTTCTAAAGATAACCTAGATCAAAGAGATTATGAATTTTTAAGTCAACACAATCAACCTAAAGATCAACAAAACACAGTGGTCAAACCTGTTGGAGAAAGCATTATGAGTGAAAGCGCACTATACGGATCAAAGACCGTTAGTTATCAAAAGTTAATGGACACACGTCTAATTATCAAACATAGCCAAGCAGTTATGGATGATGCAGCACCTGGTGCTAGATCAAGAAATATTTCTGGACTGTTTGTTGAAAACCAAGACGGTGAAAGATTCAAATATCCTTTCATTCATCTAGCAGGTGCTAGAGCCATGCAACGTCATGTGGCCAACGGCGGCGTTCCGTATGACGACATTGGCAAAAGTATTGTTAACATGAGTGAAGAGATTGCTCAATTAAAGAGCTTTGGTAATTATGTTGTGCGCAACGACCTAATGAATTCAGAAACTAACAATGTTGTAGAACGATCAGCAGAGCAATTAAACAGATTGCGTGAACAAATTAAGGCAATGAGCAAGCAAAGTCATTACGAACAATATCGCGAATCATTCCAGGCACAGCCACAAGAAGAAGTTCCACAAGAATTTGTAGAAGAATTTACAGAAAAATTCACTGTTAGAAATTTCAAAGAAGATATTAAAAATGTATTTCCAGTTCTGTATAGACTGATGAAAGAAAGCGACATAGGCTATGACGACATAGTCGCAATGACAACCACAGATCAAGAAACTATTGAAGATGTTGAACTAGATGAGCACAACGAGTTTGACCGCTTTGAGTCTTGGGTTATGGGGTTAGGCGAAGATTCTGCTATTGCTAGTCAGGATCCAGAAGAACAACAAACAGCAAAACAAGAGCTACAAGAACTAGTAGGACAGGCATTTTCAGTTGGCGTCGATGGCAGTAATGCTATCGAGAGCCTAAAAGGAATTATCGAAGATCCTACACTATTCAAAGAGATTAAAGAAGCAGCAAAATCAGATCCAGATGCAGATGTTAGAGGTCTAGTCAAAGATTGGCTAGAATCAAATGCACCAGATGCACTCGAAGGCCTTGACTTTGGCGACTTTCAACAAGAACAGCCAGAAGGCGAAGAATTACCACAAGAGGCAACAGACGGTCCTAACAAAAGTGATGTTCCGGCATACCTACGCAAACAAAAAGGTGGTGATGATTGGAAAATGAGCACCAAAGATGTTGAAGATGAAAAAACAAAATCACCTACAAGCTCAGCTGGTCTAGCACGTAGAAAACAAGAACTAGGTATGGGAGAAGCTGATAATGAACCTGGCGAAAAGGATGACGACCCTCCATTTGACCCGGATGAAAAACCAAGCAAACCAGTAACACCTGGCAAGCATGGTCAAGAGTATTCTAAGGCTAAACACTTAGCACAGCAAGGTATGAAGAAGGCAATGAATGTACAAGAACTTGCAGAATTTATTCACAGTTTCTACGATCGTGAATCAGGCACATTTCCTAAAGGCCCAGAAGGCGTTGCAATCATGGTAGGTAAGAAGTTTGGTGAACAGGCTGAACAAGTTGCTCGTAAAATGGTAGAGCGCATGGCTCCACAACAACAAGATCCACAGATTGCCGAATTAGCTCGTATTAGAGAACTAGCAGGCTATTAAAGATTGTTCGTAGCAGTTAGAGTTGATTAAGAACTCTATTAGATTGGACACTTAGGTGTCCTTTCTTTTGGCTAAATCAGTTGTCAACGAAGTTGTCATCTAAAGCGTTATATATATACGCAGAGAAGATTCTTTGCGCATAACCTAAAGGAAACTTTAAAATGAAATCAATCGCAATCGTAGTAGCATCGTTATTTGCAACAGTAGCATTTGCTCAAGCACCTGCCGCTAAAAAAGAAGAAGCCAAGCCTGCTGCTCCTGCTGCTAAACCAGCTGATAAAAAGGTTGAGCCTGCAAAAAGCGCCCCTGCAAAAGCAGAGGATAAAAAAGCCGAAGCTCCTAAGAAGTAATCCGTTAAGGTTATCGTTATTAAACATATCAGATAATAACAATGACATTGGAATCGGTGATGAAGACATTCATGTTGGCTATCGCCGCCCAGAACTTGTTAAATTTAAATTATTTGATGATAACGATTTACCGGATCATATTGTAGAGCGACTTGCCCAAATAAGGGCATTGGCAATGGAGAAGTACAAGGAAAAGTGGGGTTAACCCGCTTTTTCTTTTGGTAAGATACGTCAAAAAAATAGCAGATAATCATTGACCTTGCTAAATAAAAAGCGCATAATAAAACATGTGCATAAGGCATATAAACATTTTAGGCATAACACAAGGAGGCATATAAAATGGCTACATTAGCAGAAATCCGTGCGAAACTTCAAGAAGCACAATCAAAGTCCACAGGACAATCCACCGGCGGTGGAGACAACGCAATTTACCCACATTGGAACATGCAAGAAGGCAAAGAAGCCGTAGTTCGTTTCTTACCTGACGGTAATCCAGCAAACACATTCTTCTGGGTAGAACGAGCAATGATCAAATTGCCGTTCGCAGGTATCAAAGGTGAAACAGACAGTCGTCCCGTACAGGTGCAAGTTCCTTGCGTTGAAATGTACAATGACGGTTCAGTTTGCCCTATCCTTTCAGAGGTACGTGGTTGGTTCAAAGATAAGAGTCTGGAAGAAATGGGTCGTAAGTACTGGAAAAAGCGTTCTTACATTTTCCAAGGCTTCGTAGTTGAAGATCCTTTGAAAGAAGACAAGACTCCAGAAAATCCAATTCGTCGATTCATTATCGGCCCACAGATTTATCAACTTATCCGCGGTGCCTTGATGGATCCAGAGTTGGAAGAATTGCCAACTGACTACCTTAAGGGTGTGGACTTCCGTATTGCTAAGACATCAAAAGGTGGATTCGCTGACTACTCTACATCTAAGTGGAGCAGACGTGAACGTGCCTTGAGCGAAACCGAAGCATCAGCTTTAGCGACTCATGAACTGTTTAACTTGTCAGACTTCTTGCCTAAGAAGCCAACTGATGTCGAGTTGAAGGTTATGAAGGAAATGTTTGAAGCGTCAGTTGACGGTGAAGCATACGATATGGATCGTTGGGGTCAATATTTTAAACCAGCTGGTATGAGCCAGAACACTGGTGATCCTAATAAAGCCACTAGTCGTGCAGCACCAGTTGATGAAGATGCCGACGATACTCCTGCGCCAACTGCAACCCCTGCACCAGCAGCGGCACCAGCAGCATCGGCAGAAGGTGCTAGTCGTGCGCAAGATATTCTTGCCATGATTCGCAACCGTCAGAAGTAATCTAGCTAAACATAGAGTGCGGGGCAATCTCGCACTCTTTTTTCAATAAGGCATAATAATATGGCAAAAGCATTTGATATTTCTAAATTTAGAAAGTCAATAACTAAGAGCATCGAAGGTCTTAGTATTGGCTTTAATGACCCAACCGATTGGGTTAGTACAAACAACTTCGCATTAAATTATCTTATCAGCGGAGACTTTAAGAAAGGTATTCCCCTTGGTAAGGTTACAGTATTTGCCGGCGAAAGTGGTGCAGGTAAAAGTTTTATCTGTTCGGGCAATCTAGTAGCAAACGCACAAAAAGCAGGCATCTTTCCAATCTTGATTGATACAGAAAATGCACTCGATGAAGCATGGCTACACGCACTTGATGTTGATACAAGTCCAGACAAGTTGTTGAAACTTAACATGGCCATGATCGACGATGTAGCAAAAACTATTACAGAATTTGTTGCAGAATACAAAACAATGCCCGAAGACGAGCGTCCAAAGGTTTTATTTGTAATTGACTCATTGGGTATGTTGTTAACTCCAACAGACGTTAATCAGTTCCAAGCAGGAGATTTAAAAGGCGATATGGGCCGTAAACCTAAAGCACTGACAGCACTTGTTCGAAACTGTGTTAATATGTTTGGCAGCTTAGGAATCGGTCTAGTGGCGACTAATCATACATACGCAAGTCAAGATATGTTTGATCCGGATGACAAAATTTCTGGTGGTCAAGGCTTTATCTATGCAAGTTCGATTGTAGTAGCAATGCGCAAATTGAAACTCAAAGAAGACGAAGACGGTAATAAAGTTACAGAAGTCAACGGTATCCGTGCCGCTTGTAAGATTATGAAAACTCGTTATGCAAAGCCGTTTGAAAGTGTACAAGTTAAGATTCCTTATGAGACAGGTATGAATCCATATAGTGGACTAGTCGACCTGGCTGAAGCTAAAGGGTTGCTCAAGAAGGAAGGAAACAGTCTTGTCTACACATCAGCCGACGGTGAGATTATCAAACAATTCCGTAAGGCTTGGGAAAAGAACGAGAAGAATGGTCTTGACATCATGATGGAAGACATTTCAAAACACGGAGAAAAATCCACTTCTGAGATAACTACTACAGTTGAATCAGACTTGGAGGTCAATGAATGAAAGACGATTTAATTGCCGATATTTGGACATTAGTTATTGAGCATATTCCTGAGAAACACAGGAAAGACTTAGCTGCCGATTTTGTTAATACACTATTAGATTATGGTATTAAAGAGTCAACACTTGAGAGCCTTTTAGGTGTTGATCCGTATCTAGATACCGCAATTGAATATTCGATCGACGGCGAGGAGATCGAAGATGAGGAAGATGAATATTACGACGAAGATGAGGAATAAATGAATTGGTACGATCGGGTCTCTAAGGATATTTCAAACATTCCTGATGCTGTGGCTTATTATGAAGCTGAACTAATTCAAGCAAAACAAGATGTCCGCGTAGCGGGAAACATCGAGAAAGCCTCTGCGCAAATGCCTGGCATTGTGGAGAATCGATTTAACCAACTTCAAGAAATTGAAGGTATTTTAGAATACCTCAATATCGAACTTCGTCGACTTCGTAGTCAACACTTTCGTAAATACCTTGAAAACTATCAACGTCAGTTAAGCTCTAGGGACTGTGAAAAGTTCGTAGAAGGCGAAGCTGACGTTGTAGATTTTGAAAAAATTATTAATGATTTTGCGCTACTCCGAAACAAGTGGTTAGGCATCATTAAGGCCTTAGATATTAAACAGTGGCAATTAAGCAACATTGTTAAATTACGCACAGCAGGATTAGAAGACGCAACATTATGAAAATTGGTATTTTAGGATTAGGTTATGTAGGATCAGCAGTAGCTTGGACACATCGACACCATGAAGTCGTTGCTCGAGATCCAAAATTAGGAGAGAAATCTGCTTCTTTAGAAGAAATTAAAACATGTGATGCTGTATATGTCTGCGTACCAACTCCTATGTTGGAAGACGGCCACTGCGATGATAGTTTTGTAAAATCTGTACTGGCAGAATTGGTAGATTACAATAAAATTATTATTTGTAAGAGTACAGTACCGCCTGGCGTCTACGCATATCTCGAATCAAAATATCCTAACATTGTTCACGCTCCCGAGTTCTTAACCGCAGCAAATGCTACAGCCGACTATGAATCAGCAACTTGGGTATTAGTTGGCGGGCAACCAGACAATGTTGAACGAGCCATAGCTGTGATTTCTACAAGTACTATCGCAGCGACTCATTATCATAGAACTAACATCACAACAGCGTCGATGTTTAAGTACTTGGCTAATTCATTTATGGCTACAAAAGTAACGTTCATGAACGAGTTCTATCAACTTGCAAAACATTTCGATGTTAATTGGTCTGATATTAAAGAAATTGCAACCAACGATTCCAGACTAGGACATACACATTGGGATGTTCCAGGACCCGACGGCAAGTTTGGATTTGGTGGCGCATGTTTTCCAAAAGATGTTGCAGCCATTTGCGAACAAGCTATTGACGTTGGAATGAGTTTAGAATTGTTAGAACGAGTCGAAACTATCAACAAAAGACACAGGAATGAATAAAAATCTTGTAATTGTTAGGGCAGGAGATTCTTCCTTACACCCTACGTGGAAATCCCCCAATCAAAATTTTGATATTGCCGTAAGTTATTACGGTAAAGACTCTAATAAGTTTGCAGAAGATTTTAAAATCAATTTCGTAGGAACAAAATTTCACGGAATATACGACGGTATTATTTCAAATCAAATTTCTATAGAGAACTACAATTATATTTGGCTTCCAGACGACGACATTAGTACAACTGGAGAAAATATTAATAAAATGTTTGACATAATGCAAGAATTTAACTTGATTCTTGCACAACCTGCGTTATACAATAATGACTATTATAGTCATATAACCACATTAAAAATTGATGCGTTTAGATTGCGTTATACAAATTTTGTAGAAATTATGGCACCTTGCCTATCTAAAGAATTTTTTAAACATATCCTTCCTACTATGATGGAAAATAGATCTGGTTGGGGATTAGATTTTTTATGGCCTGTTTTAGCAGGACCGATGAAAACTGGAAT